GTAGAAGAAATCCATTAAACTATACTGTTAGCAAGACCGGTCAAATAGTCACTGGCAGACCAAATGTTGTTACTAGATTCTATGACGAAACAAACATAGATTATGTAGATGTTTTGTTCGCAGACTCTGCGTCATCTCCTGGATCTCTTGTTATGTCTACATCTTCTCCTAGATATGTAGATTTAGAAATCTTTTCAAGTTTAAGAACTCATGATGAGTTATTCTTATTATCTTCTTGCGAGGTAAATTGGGATCCAATTTCAGGGGAAAATATTGTTCAATATTTGAATAATAAAAGAGAATTTGGCTCGGTAGACGAGACTGATTTTACTGATTCCGCTAAAAATTATATTGCAGCAGCCAACAAATATTTACATGAAAACGGTGTAATTAGAGGCTTAGATTTAGAGGCTACTTTATCAGGTGGAGAGTTATCATTTAAAGGCGGATCCGCCATAATAAGTGGAAAAGTAGTTGTTGCTAATAATCAAAGTGTAACAATTCCTCAAATTTATCCACAATCTACTTCTGTGCCTCAGACGCTTGATTGGGCAATATGTTTAAATGAATTTGGTAATTTAGTTCCAATCATTTTAACTTCAACAAAACAAATATTTTTTGCCACTGATGGAACTCAAAATTATCAAGTTCTATCTGCAACATTTGATGAAATAATCAACGAAAGAAAAAATATTTGCTTAATAGCAATAGTCAATGTTACAATTGCATCAATTACTATTAATGATGTAACTGACTCTAGAAAATTTGTACAAGGATTAGATTCTTCGGCACCACTTGTCTGGTCTAATAACGAAGGATTTAATGGTAATTTTTACTCTATTGAATCTTTAAAGTCCTGGATAAATAATTCCAATGGAACAAGCAATCGTGTTAAACTATATGGTAATTTTACAATTACAGATAATTTAGATTTATCTGGATTTTTAAAGACTGTAGTTTTTGATGGCGCTAGCGCCAATGTAACTGTGGCTACAGACGGTTCTGGTAAGGGCATATTGCTAGGATCTAACTTGCATTTAGAAAATTGGAAGATTACGTATGCGCCAACTGGTTTTTCAATTGGTGCGCCTGTTGTTGGAATAAATGCATTAACTGGTAGTTTGTTATTTCCAAGCGGAAACATATCTAATGTAAGAATTAGAAACTGCTCTTTTCAATCTACAGTAGATGCTTATCCTGCTTTTATTACATTTAATTTGAACAGAGCGGAAGATATTATTATTGAAAATAACACTTTTGATTCTACTAGTGTCTCTGTAGATGCCCCGTATTACCAGCCCGCAATTCAAATTTTTGGGTCTGAAACATCTCCAAGCGTAGCTGCAACATTAAAAAGTGTAGTTATTAAAAATAATCATAGTAAAAAATATCATGGTATTTTAATTACTAGAGGAGTTGTAACCGCCCCTGGATTCAAGGTAAGTGCTTCGATTGAGGGTAATACTGTCGGATATATTGGTTATCTTTTTGGATCGGATGGTGCCGAGGCAGAAGATCCTAATTATGGTTTAAATATAAGAAATAACTTTGTTAAATTTATAGGTACTTTCCAAGGTTATACTCCTACATTATATAATAATTACGCTCAAAGCACTGGACCTGTTACAATCGAAGGTAATATTTGTTCCTGGCTTAGATGTCAAATGTTTGAATCGGCAAATCAAAGAACTTCTTTAGTAATTAAAAATAATAAATTTTTTGCAGATAATTCAGCGTTCTTAGATGCTTTCTTTGGTGTCGGCGGTGGAGCTTCTAATAATATTGGAATTTATGTATCTAATACTAATTCCTCTCCATATTCTGCTAAAGTTCCTTTTGTTCTTGAAGGCAATCTTGTCGATTATGGCGTTAAAAGTGGAGTCACATGCGGCTATGATTGTGCTGTGCAATTGCAAGGAAATTGCAACGTAATAAATAATATTTTTGGTGGAATCAATGCTTCTCAATATCTAATGTATTGTCAAAAAGCATTATTCTCAGAAAGTTATTATTTTAAAATTGAAGGAAATAATTTCTTACGAAGAAGTAATACTATTTTAGGGTATATAAAAATTGATTCAGAAAATACTTCTGGAAGAGTAGTAAATAATGATTTTGATAAAGATACTATTGATGGCACTGATAAGAATTTAGTTGTAAGATTTGCCGCAGGCATCCCAAGTCTAACTTGGTCTAGTTTAAATAATTGGTTTTTTTATAATAATAAAAATCAATCTTCAGCACTGTATCTTGTTCCGGCAAATTCTAATATAGTAACAGGAGAGGGAGACCCTACTGGAAATATAGCTTCTCCCACTTGGACTCCGCAATCAAATATAAATAGTCGGGCAAGATTTCAACCAGATGATACAATAGTTAGATTAATTTTTGATAATACTGATATCAATGCGGCTGGAATGATCTGGTCTGGATCGCTAAATACAATCCTCCCAGAGGGATGCACTTTTTACAAGGCAGAATTGGAATATTCTGCCAGTGCAGTTCCAACTAATTCTTCAATTCAATTAAAATATCAATCATTAAGCTCAGCGGTTCCACTTGGAGTTTATTCCACTTCTATAGTGCCATGGGCAACAGGATCCAACACTCTTACATTAAATGTCGCCTCTGGAGGTTTAATTAAAAGAATTCCTGAAGGGTCTATAACAATTGGAGCAATTGGAACAAATGGCAATTCTGTATTGTCATTGTATGCCGCTGGTTATGATGCCGCATCTAGTAGAACTTTAACTTGTTACCTTAAAATATATTTTAAATGGTAATTAATACCAATAATTTTCCATATATTTAGATATGGGCGTAGGATTCTTAACCAAGTCTGATTTGTATGTTTTACATAATTATGTTCAACATACAGGTCACGCTTATGTCAAAGAGTATATTATTGACTCTTTAAGAGAATTCTTTAGCCAAGATTCTTACTATCGCTATGTCCGAGATGCTTGGGGATTTCCCCTTACTCCCTCTCAAGAAAATCTTGCAGCCGATGCTGGAATTAATGACTCCACAACGACCCGACTTTTTATTGGAGAATTTACCAGGCAACACGCTCAATTTTTCCCAGCTATCTTAGTTAGATCTGGAGGATATCGTTCTGTTCCAATTTCCATGTCTAGAAATAAGTTTAATGTAAAATATGATTCTATCAAATACTTTGATGGATATGGAAATGAAACAGTTGTTAATACACCAATTGCTCTTACTCAAAATGGAGCATGGGAAGGTCAGATTACTTTAGACATCATGGCAAGATCTTTACGTGCAAGAAATGAGCTTGCGGATCTTTGTATGTTGTTCTTTGTAGATTATCATTTTGAAGACTTTCAAAAAGCTGGAATAGTAATAAAAACTTCATCTGTTTCTGCTGATTCAGAATCAGATGATAGAAACGATAAATTATACAAAACAACAATAAGTTTAGATGTAAGAACTGAATGGGAAAGAAATATTCCTATTCAAAATACAGTAGATGCTATCAATATTTGCGGAGATATTGGAGACACTAATTCTTCTGTTCCTGTTTATGCTCCAAACATCGTCATAGAAACTACTCTTGAGCTAACAGAACATTTGTTAAATATGTAAATTTAAGATATAAAAATAAAGTAATATTTTAATATATGTTATAGAAAATTTTCTTTAAAGGATTTTAGATGCCTAATTTTCCCGGTTCACAAAATGCTAGTCCTGGAGTTTATACAGACGTAGTTACCGTATCACGAGGAGCTAACGTTCCTGGTGGAGTACGTACTGCTGTATTAATGGGTGAAGGTTTAAAAACAGAGCGTCTTGTTGCCTCTGCAGTAGGTGGCGGCTCAGATGGTTTTAATCCTACATATTCTGGTACCAACGGAGCAGATGGTCGTCACTTCTTGCTCACAGGTGCTCCATTAATTTCTAACCGTCTCACTCTTTTCAAAAACGGTATTCCTTTAACTGGATTTGAACAAGCCTTCTCTTCTACGAGCGGTTCGTTCAGTTCATTATATGACTACCGCGTTAATATCACCAACGGCAGAATTGAATTGCAATCTGCTATGTTGGTTGATCAGGGTGGTTCATATTATACCTCATCTCCTTTGAACCAAGGTAATGGTACCATTAGCAATTTAACTTTAGAAGATGCTAATGCCCCAACTGAAACTTGGACAATTCGCTGCACCTCAGTTCGCAGAGATGGTTATGGTAATCCAATTGATGGATATGCCAAATTTATTGCTCAAGGTTCAATATCCGGAATCTTAAGAGATGGATACGGCAACAACATTGTTTGGACTTCCAATAACACTCTTGTCTCAAATGGCATTTTAAGCTTCTCAGTTAGCGAAGGTTTAACCGCATTTAGCGAAGGCGATAAATTCACTGTTAAAGTAAAAGGCGGAGCATTATCAAGAGGCGATACGTTAACTGCCACTTATATCTCTCAGCTTGATATTAACGACCCTCAATTCTTTACTGATGCAAATACATTTGCTGCTAAGCACGGGTTCCCAAGTCTTGATAACTATCTAGCAATTGGTGCTCAAGTTGCTTTTGCAAACAATCCTCCAGGAATTTGGGCATGTCAATGTGCTCCATCCGTTCCTCGCAGAATGTCTTATACTTTAGAGGTTTCTGCTTCTGGCGGCTCAGTACTTGATGATCTCAAATTCTCATTGCCACTCGGCGTCATACCAGATGTTGATTCAAACATCAATTTCTTTATTACGGATCCTGCTACGGAAGCAGAAACTCAAATCATACCAAACAAAGTTGATTTTTATGATGCTGCATATACCGCATCTCCTTCTTCCTTCTGTTTCGGAACACCAGTATATTCTTATACCGTAATTCTTGAAGATGCAGTCATTAAAGAAGCTGATGATGGAGCAATTACTGTTGGTGGAGAACTTTCAAGTGCATTCGTTGCATTTGACTCTAATGACGTTGGTAAAACTGTTAAAATATTAAGCCCAGATGTCAATGCTGGTTCTTATGTAGTTGTATCAGTTGCCAGCGGCGTAGCAACGCTCTCTGGTTCATTTACCGCTAGCTCTGCAATGGAATTCCAAGTTATTGATAATACTGCACAAACAGCTGCAGTTCTTCTAACTGACGATCTCGCATTAAGCGCCGGTCAAAGCCTAAGAGTTACAGTTGTCGATACAAAAGATGCGGACTTCTTTGATGCAGGTTGGTTAGCAGCCTTCGAGTCTTTGGAAAGAATTGATGCTAACATTATCGTTCCACTTCCATCACAGACAATCTCTGCAATTATGCAAAATGCAAAGAGCCACTGTGAAACAATGTCTAACATTAAAAACAAAAAAGAAAGATTATTGTTTACAGGCGCAATTGCAGGATTGACCCCTGAGAATTTAACTGGAGCAGAAGATGCTGCCGTAGAAGACATTGGTATCCTTGAAGGAATTCAAGGAGATGATGTCTCTGAAATTCTTGCAGGAAATATTGAAGACTTGGCAAACTATAGCGTTCCAGACGCATTCGGTAACTCTTATCGTGTAGTATACTTCTACCCAGATGAGATTGTTGTTCAAGTTGGAGCCGATAATCAATTACTCAGTGGAATGTTCGTAGCCGCTGCGGCAGCTGGTTATCTTAGCGGAGTTCCTGCATTACAAGTTCCTCTTACCAGAAAAAATCTTGCAGGATTTACAATACTTCGCAGCAAGCTATTACGACCCATTATTCTTGAAGGTTTATTAGCAGCTGGTGTATCTGTTGTTCAACCAATTGCAGGCGGTGGTAAAGTTGTCTGGGGACGCACGACAACAACTTCAGGATTCCCAGAGGAAGAAGAAATATCAATCATCTTCTGCAGAGATCGCGTTGCACAATCTTTACGTGCAGGATTGGAGCCATTTATCGGAGTAGCAGAAGACGCTTCACTACAAGGCTCTTTGATTGCCAGAGTATACTCTGTACTTAAAGGATTGCAGAGCCAGAAAATCATTACTAACTTTAAAGACGTTAAAGTTACACAAAACGAAACAGATGCACGTCAATGGGATGTTAGCTGTCGCGTAAGACCTGCTTACCCTGTCAACTGGATTTACGTTCGCATTGAAGTAGGTGATGCATGAGATTATCAATAAAATTTTCCACAAATATTGGAGTAAACAATGGCTGATACTCGTTGGTCTGGAACGACAGTTAATGATGCATTTGGTAATAATGCTACCAAAACGCATTTATCTACAAACATTATTATTAAAGTTGATGGCAACGCTATCGGTGCAGTAAAGACTCTAAGCGTGACAGAAGCTAGAAACATTGCAAAAATTGCAGAAATTGGAACTGATGGATTCATCGATTCTGCTCCACAGCGCTCTACAGAAATTACAGTTCGCTGTGAACGCACAAGATTTGCTCGCAAGAGAATTGCAGAAGCTTTTGGAAGAGGCTTTATCCATGTTAGCTCTCAAAGAATTCCGTTTAACATCGAAATTCATGATATTTTTAGCGATACAAATATCAGCAATGCAATCATTACAACAATTGAAAACTGCTGGATTAGCAACATGAGCTATAATTATAGCTCTGATGACTTTATCATTGCTGAAAGCATGGATGTCACAGCCGAACGTATCTACAGTACATTGAATGGCGGCTATGTTGTAAACTCAAGTCCAACAGTTTCTGTCAATCAATTCGAAGCTCAAGCAGACGCAGGTCAATACATTGGAGCCTTGAACGCTGCTGGATTGTTAAATGCATTCTTAGACGATCCAAGACTTTGATATTTAAAATAATAATTAAATAGCCTTGGAGCAAAAATTCCAGGGCTATTATCTTTTTAAGATATAGTTAAGAATTAAGGAGAAAGTTATGGCAGATATTAATAGTCCTTTAGGTAGAAGACAGTTAGCAATGCAAGGTCAAGGCAAACGAGCGGTATATACCGTTCCAGATGCTACTCAAATGAGCGCAGAGTCCACTCAATTTGACGATCCTATGGACGGGATGCCCGGTCCTGCAATGATGTCAGAAGAAGATATGATGCGGTTCCAGAGACAGCGACAACAAGCTATGCAATCTGGAATGCCTCCAGTAATGCCGCAAGGAATGTCTTCTGACATGTCTAGAGAGCAATTGCAAAGAATGAGACAGGAATCTAAGCAAGCTAAAGGAGAAGTTAGCTCCAAGGCAAGAAATAGAATTGAAGTTCTGCTAGGGCTCAAGCGTAAAACCAAAGAAGTAGAAGTTGAAGGCGTTAAGTTTACGTTAAAAAGCCTAAAGCATTCTGAATATCAGGAGATATTTAATTCTCTTTCTAAAATGTCAGATGCAAATAACTTTGTAGTTTCTTTAGAGTTACAAATTCAGAGCTTATCACGCTCAATTACTCATATTGATTCTATTCCTGTTGAGAGCGTATTAAATGCAGAATCTGTAGATGATGTTATTGAATACTTTAGAGAATTTGATAATGAATTAATTGAACAATTATATAATGAATTTAAATCCTTAAAGGAAGCTGGTGAAGTTAAGCCTGAAGAGGAGAAAGAGGTTAATGAAGATTTAAAAAAATAGTTAAGTATACAGACCATAAGTTTTACTTCTTCTTATTTAAACATGTAGGAGAGGCGGCATTACCAGGTGGAAAGTTTTACGATAGCGTAAATCCCTGGACGTATTTATGGCTGTATTATGCGTTCCTGCAGGAAGAAGAAGATAGGGTGCAATTTTCGCGATCTATGTCTATTTTTCAAGGAAGTTTTTCTAATTTTGAAATGGCGAAAGCTATTCTCAGAACAGATAATCCAACTGCGGAGATGGACGATGAAGAATTCGATGCTCTTTCTGAGAATATTTTGGCAGAAAATAAGAAAAAAGAAGAAAGTTTAAGAAAGCGTCAAAGAAAAATACTATCCAAAAAACGAGAAACTGAGAGATTATAATGGCTGATGAGACTGTTAAAATTGCTAATGCTCTTCAACTTGCTGAGGCATTGAAAAAGCTTGAAGATCTTGCTGCTAAAGGTGAGATAACTTCACAGAAATTCGATAGCCAAATGGAGGCAATAAAAAAAGCTTCTCTTAAAATTACGGGATCAGAGGAACCTATAAAGAAAGTTAGTGAAAGCGTTAAGAATTTTTTTGACGAAATAAAAAATTTAAGCGCAAGCTCTGTAACTAAAACATTTACAGATTTTAGTGATACATTTGCAAGCATGGGTGCAAAACTTGCAAATTTTTCTATTGCTTATGTTGGTCTTTCTAAGCTTCCTCAGCCCGATCAGCTTTTTAAAGGCTTCGTTGGGACTACAGATACTCTTAATAATTTGCAGACATCAGCGAGCAATGTAACTTCCGTATTAGAAAGTATAGGTGTTCCAAGAGGACTGACTCAAGTGATTACTACTGTTGCCGCAGGGGAGCAAAGATTTAATGGTCTAGCTCAAGGCATGTATTCTACCGCTGCTGCCTCTGGAAATCTTTCAAAATTTTTAGATGAAGTTGGCGATTCGACTGGTAAAATTGACATGAGTAGGCTAGTAGGTAAAATGGAAGATTTGGAAAAAATCTCATATAATACCGCCAAAAGTACAAATGCCAATTTAACAAGTGTTAGAGAATTTGCGTCTACATTAGAATATAATGTTCCTGGGGCTTTAGATGAAACCAATAATTTTATAATGAAATCTGGCGAGCAGCTAAACGCTTTAGAAGGCACGATGAAGGTTGCCGCTGGGGCGGGTATAAAAACAGCAGATGCTATTACTTATGCCGGAATGGCGTTTGAAGATTTTAATCTTAAGCCACAGGAAGCTGCTGAAAATCTAGCATCTATGGCTGCCACGGCAGATAGTTTAGGAATGAAGAGTAAATTTATGACTTCATACGTAAATGAAACTGCTAAGAGCTTTATGTACTTTAAAGATAATACCCAGGCTCTTATTAGAGTTATGGGCAACTTAGCGCCCGCATTTCAAGCTGCCAAACTTTCTCCCCAAGCAATTACCGAGCTAACTACCAGCATGGTAAAAAATATTCAGCAAATGGGATTAGCTCAACGCTCTTTCTTATCTATGCAAACTGGTGGACCTGGCGGATTGCGTGGTGGATATGAAATTGAATTATTAAAAGCTCAAGGCAAATTCGATGAAATTCAAAAGAAAACAGACCAAGCTCTTAGAAAGCAGTTTGGAGGAAGAGTTGTCACCTTAGAAGAAGCTTCGAGAGATGAAGGAGCAGCTAGACAATTAGCCAAACAAGTACAGTTAGTTACATCTGGTCCAACCAAAGTAGTTGATACTGAAGCACAGGCATATAAATTATTTGAAGCAATGCGCTCTGGAGCAGCGGGAGGTAAAGCTATAACTGGAGCGGATGCATTAGAATCTACTATGAAAAAAGGCGAGGGCATTCAAGAACTACAAACTTCAATATTAACTGATATTTCTAATGACATTGAGCATGTTGCTTTTAATACCAATATAATGGCTAAGCAAGCCAGTGGCGATACTGGTGAAATGATTAGTACAGCAGTGTCGGGCGCTAAAAAGACTGCATTTGGTGAAAAGGCTATAGGGGATATAGAAAAATATGGTCTTGATATTTCTGGTAAACTTGGAACTAAAGAAGAAAAAGAACAAAGACGCACTAGAGCTAGTCTAGAAGCATCTGCCGTAAGTTACAATAATCCATTTAGAGCGCCTTCCACTAGTATTACCGATATGATTAAAGAAAAATTTAAAGATCTTATAGAGCCAAAAGTAAATCCTGAAGAAGCAGCTAAAAACCCAGAAGCAGCAAGTGCATTTGCTGCCCAGCAGCAACAGCAGGTTTCATTCGATCTCGCCCCAGAAAGTCTTTCTATACCTTTACAGGGCAGAAAAGGATTAGCTCCTAGCGACGAAGTTCGAGGAATATTAGATTCTTATAATCAAAGAAATGCTCCGCAAAAGAGAGCCAATGCGCCCGAAGGAGAGCGAAATCAACACACAGTAACTATTGTTCTTCAAAACCCTGATGGTCGTGAATTGAAAAAAACTATTCTTAATATTGTAGATGGTAAAAGCTCATTAGATAGAACGGCGTCTACAATAGGCGCAAGCCCTGAGCCGAATCCTATGTAATTAAAGTAATTATTTAATATAACATTATGGGATCTTTTTCAGATGTAACGAACGGTTTAAAAACTGCACAAAACGAAGTTAGCGATGGATTTTCTGACGCATCTAACGTTTTAAATGGTGTTGTTGATTTTTTTAATGGATCTCCAACTCCTAGCACTTTAGGATATGGAACTAGACAATCAAAATTAAATAATAACCGTCTTGCTTTTTCTAATAGAAATATAATTCATTGGGTAGTTCCAGAGGGTCCAATCATTCAAATGTATGTTAACCCTCAAAGCATTCAATATTCATATCAAAAAGATATTCAGTCTGTTAGAACTAAGGGAGGATATTTAGTTCAATACTTCGGACCTCAATTACCAAGATTGCAAATTCAAGGAACTACTGGCACTTCTGGAGTAGAAGGCATAAACGTTCTTTATGATTTGTATCGCTATGAGCAACTTGCCTTCGATCCTTATGCTCTTTATATGTCATCTGAAGCTTATAAGAAAGCTACAGTAGGTAATATCTTTGGTCCAAGCGGTGATAATAGTGCTTCTGATACGGCATTATCTATAGGTACAGTTGCTTCTACTTTACTAGGTCAAGCATCAACTACTACAGCAAACATGCAACCTCCCTCTTTAGCTGATATAGCATTCAGAGTAGAAATGTTTTATTCCGGAGAAGTTTATCGAGGATATTTTACCGATTTTTCTGTTACAGAAAGCGCCGATAATATGGGAATGTTTAATTATAGTATGACTTTTATAGTGACTCAGAAACGAGGATTTAGACAAAACTTCTTTGCTTGGCATCGCTCTGCTAATGATGGACCAAGCAATAGCAATCCTCGTGATGGCGTTCCATATAGTTATAGTGCTTTGTCATCTTATCCAAGGTAATATGTCAGACGATATAGGCAAGACAATTTTAGGTGGAATTAATAGTGCTTTTGGGTTTACAGAAAATGATCCCCAAAATCCATCAAATCCATATTCTTATGAAGCTTTAGGTGATTTTGCTTCTAAAATTAATAAAGCCGACGAAAGAGTATACCTTCAATCAGGATATTCTCACGCTTTAAAGCCTCAAGCTTTAGAAGTTCTTTTACAAGAGCCTGATGTTACTATTGTTGTTAAGAAAAGACAATTTTCTTCCCTTGTAGAAAATTATCAATATGATTTATTAAACACTCAAGAAAAAGTATATCTTAGAGCGGTTAAAAGATTATTTTATAATAAGTGCAGAGCAATTGCGGCTTATGAAAGATTGACCAAATTAGAAAAGATTGCAACTCAATCTGCAGGAATGCTTAACAACTGGTTAATGCCTGCAATTTTTTCTTCTGTAGAAATATTAAACACTGTTTCCCCTGGATTAATAGGCGGGAATACCTTAGAAACTTTAGATACTTTAAAAAAGGTAAAAAACTTTTCCGATCCATCATTATATACCACTTGGTTGAATCCAAGAAATATTCCTTATCTTGGAGATGTTGGAGAAGGTACGGGAACATTTGAGCTTACTTTGGCGGCAAGTGTTAATACAAGTGTATCTACTGAAATTTCTAGAGGCAATGCAAGTATCTCTTTTGAGAATCCATTAGAATTAATGATTATAACTCAAAAAGATATAGAACAAGCCATTTCTGATGTTGTAGGGTTTACAAATAATCAATTTTTTACTTACACTCAGGGATTGTTAAATGAGACAAATTCAATATTAAAAAAAGAATTATATCAAATAAGATTGGCTCGTGGAGTTGCACAAATTAATGTTGAAGTAAATCCTAACTCTCTTAACTTTAAAAAAGTTAGAGCTTTTATTGAAGGAGATAGGGAAATAATATTTTCTTATGACCCTGGTCTTTTGGGATTTGGTAGCGCTGTAGAGTTGGATGCATCAGCTCTTCAAGGCGTAAATGGTCTTCAGCCAGGCAAAGAAACAACAATTTTAAAAGATCTTATAACTAATATTTATTCTTTAATTGATAATCAAAATACCACAAGAAATGAAATTCGTAATTTCAATACTCAAAATTCTGATATTCGAAAAAGAATGAGGCTTGAGTTCGAAGATAGAGCCATCATTCAGCAACAAGACGTTGTTCATGTATTTATTGGATCTAAAACAAATTTAGACCCCAAAGTTTCTGAGGGATTTAATTTTTCCTATGCAAAGAGTAACCTTCTTAATAATATAGATAAAGGTTTCTCTGGGGTCATGCAATCTCTCAAAGATTTTGCTGCTGTTTTTTCTGGCGCAGATTCTGGAGAAACTTTTATAGAAGCAGAAAAAAATGCCATCGCTGGACCAGACTTTCCTTTATGGCTCTGGCTTTCTATGAGAAATGATTTTACCCGTCAAGCGGCTGGAACCCATGTTTTTGCAGGAGTTGTAAATTCAGTGGGTCAGAATTATAATAATGGAAAATATTCTGTAAACGTTTCTTGTGGAGATTTTACTGAATATTTACAAAAAAGCCAAATTAATGTTAAGCCTTCTTTGGATGTTGTTGATGCGTCTTTGTACGATCCATTAACTCCATTTAAAACAGATTACGATCCAGCAACTGGTCAGTTGGCAGAAATGCCAGAATTATTAGATGATAACGTTGCTTTATTAGAGACAAAATCTACTAAAATTTTAGCCGGTAGAAAAAGAGGGTCTAATGCTACCCCCGATACTTACAAAGATAAAGATTTAGAAATTCTTACTCCAGAATCTCCTACGGCTCAATTGAGAAATCAATTTTTTGACTCTGATGGTTTCGTTTATCGTTGGAAGCAGGGAATTGGAACCTTGGTATTATCTGGAGCCCCAAATTCTTTTGGCACAGGCTCTTTAAGAAAAGAAACTTCATCTGTTATTACTAATAACGCTTTTTCAGGACAAGATGTAATGAACACTTTGTCTTTGTTAATCACGGGTCAGCCTTATAATTATTCTACATTTTTAAAATCAGCATCTAAATCAGGATTTTTGGAATCAGAAAAATATTTAGGATTTAACTCTTCTGATAATTATCTCAAAGGTTTAATTAAAGATTTAAATAAATCTAATGCTATTTGGGGCAATTTCGTGCCTTTTAAAAAGATAGCATTAACAAATGATGCTTATAAAAAACTTTTACAAGGCGAACTTGATATAACTAGGGCAAATCAAGAGTTAAGTGATTTGATTCGTCAAAGAGCTGAGAAGTGGGATAGCATCGCCACGGTTTATAAAGGAGCTTCGCCTTTTCCTTTTAATTTTTTTGGTGGCAGCAATAATACCCCTGTAGTAGATCCGAGTATTTTAGGAGCAGTAGGACCCCAGTTAAGTACTAGTTTATCATCTGAAATTTATGATTTAAATTTTCAAATTAATCAAAAAATACAAGAATTCTCAAAGTCTTTTTCTGATGTATCAGGCAATATTAAAATTTTTGGAGATGATGTCAGTGTAGATGGAGCTGTAGAAAACTATGGAGTTTCAGCAGAAGATCAATTGCGTCAACAAGAGCAGTTTAGAAAAAAATTATTTCATTTAACTCAGCGCAGATTATGGAAAGTCAAAGCCAATGAAGACCAAAATTATTTTATCGTAGATGATTCTTATGATAAAAATTACGATCTTCAAGCCTTTGAGGACGCTTTAGGTAATTTAGAGTTATTTAGAAGCGCATATCAAAGCGTTTCGGAATTAGTTCAAAACGCAGCCGCAATTCTAGGGCTGGAAATATTTGCAGATTCTCAAGGACATATTAATGCAAGACCACCCGCTTACAATAGAATACCTAGCTCTGTATTTTTCAAATTAATACAAGACAAAGACCGAAAAGGAATTAAATTATTTCCTGATTATTTGGAAAGTTTATTTTTTAATCAGGTCAGGGGACTCAGCGATCAAATTGAAATTTTAGAAGATCAAATTAGAATTAGAGCCTTTTTGTTAGGCGCTACTGATGATGCAAGCGCAGCTCGTCTTTTGAGTGGAAATTTTGGAAGCGCCAGCAATGGATCATTTACTTTTTTGACAATAGATGGCACTTTTCAAGGAAGCGAAAGCGTACAAAAATTATTACAATTAAATCAACCAGATGCAATTGAGTCAATTAACAGACAGGCATTGACGGAGTTATCTTCTTTAGTAGCCAAGCCAAGCAAAACATCTATTAATTTTGACATCGTTCAAAGAATTAATGCTCTACAAACTTATAATCCTGTTAATAGTGGAATCCCTCTTGTTAAAACGATATCTCAGCGACTAAAAAGCAAAGGTTTTATCGACCCAATTGAAGGTGATTTAGCAAATTATACTAATCAAATATCAAGCCAGGCTCAAGCTTTAGAATTGCTTTCTCAAGTTTCTTCTATGGTTTCCGAAAGACAATCAGTTATAAGGCTTTTAAGTAACGCTATAAAAAA